GCTTGTGTGACTTCGTGTCATCACTCCCCGCTAAACAGTTATGGCGCCACAACCAAGCTGGCGACATGCCACATCACAAAGGATCACTGATTGTTTCTCATGTATTCGATCTCGTTGCTGCTAACTACGGCAAGCGTGGGTTTACTTATACTCACCACGTTCTTAACCCTCACAACCTGAGGTTGATCGACTACGCCAACAACAATGGGTTTACCATCAATGTCTCTAAAGAATCAATCTCCGATGCGGTTAAAGCTCATCGAAGCGGTTTACCTGCTGTCGCCGTTGTTCCTTCTGATGCTGACATCCCACGTTCTTATGAGGGAGTCACAGTTACAGAATGTCCAGCTCAAGTACGAAACACAACGTGTTCTGAGTGCGGGTTATGTGCCCAAGCTGAGAGGCAATGTGTGGTAGTCTTCCGCGCCCATGGTAACGCTAAGCGTCACGTGAGTGATATCACGTCTGCTGCCTGATCCTCTCACTGAGCCCATCCGTGGGCTCTCTGAGGGGCTCTAAGCTCCCTCTTCCTTCACTGGTTAAATCATGACACCTACCGTACACAATGTCGGTGCTGTTAAGATGGACATCTTCGACAATGAGTGGAAGCCATTGTTGAAACTGTTCAATCGTGCTGTCACCAATGATGACATCATGCAGCACTTTGATGATCAAGAGATTGATCGCCTGTCTACATTCATGGACGCTCTCCAAGAGCTAGCCCTTGAGCACACTGTGTAACTTTCCACCATCATCACGCGCACCCATGCAAACTGACTTTGATTGGGCGCTTGAGCGCCTTGACAATGCCAGACACCAGCTCCGTACAGCACAGCTCACCAACCCTGCTGACGTGCAGTACTGGCGCTCTCGTGTCTCTGAGCTTGAGGATAACGTGCATGACATGCTCAGCAGGCTAGAGATCCTCTAAGCTTGCGCCCAACACCAGCCTGGGCTAGGATGCTGGACGACCTCTGTTCTCTGCTTATGACTGATCAATTTGAGACTCAGTTCAAGAACTTTCATCGCGTGAATCCTCACGTGTATGAACAGCTCAAGACTCTTGCTCTTCGATTGAAGAACGTGGGCGTTAAAACCTACGGCATCAAAGCTTTGTTTGAGATTCTCCGCTTCAATGCGTTGCTCAGTGTTGATAACAACTTTCAGTTGAACAACAACTATGCACCATTGTATGCTAGACTCTTAATGAAGCAAGAAGAAGAGCTTCGTGGATTCTTTAAGATCCGTGCTTTACAATGAAACGCAAACAACTCTCATTCACTGAGGTTGAGTTGGGCATTCTCATGGATGCCCTTCGCAACCAGTGGTGGGCGCGGTACAATCCTAAGATTGAGACTACCGTAGAGATCCACCACAACTTGCTTGACCGTATCATCACTGCACAGGTACAACTTGGCAATCAAACCGAAACCGATTCCTAACTCGATCATCACGCCCATCGTTGGCATCATGATCAGTCTGCTGTTCTTGTCTGGTGTTGCAGTTGTTGTAGATCAGAACAAGTACAAACCAAGCACCAAGTCCTTTCGCTTAGTGTAACAATGGCTCGAACTGATCCTTTTGGCAATCGCATTGATGAAGTCATGGAGTGGGATGCCACTGATGACTTAACTGAGTACACTGCTGAAGACGGATTCGCTGCGGCTGCCACTTGGGATCTTCCTGAGGCATTCGCCTGCATTGTCCGTTCTGAAGGCAAGAATGGTAAGATCACCGAGAAGGCGTACCGTTCACCAACTGCAGCACATAAACACCTGCTCAAGCTGATGGATGAGGATGCTGAAGAGATCACCGTTCTTACGGATGACACCATTTCCATGCCTATCCTTCCATGAACTACCTTGACCTTGCTGATGCCCTGTGTGATGCAGGGTATGACATAGACTACGACACAGGACACATTGGCTACAGTGCCATTGGTTCTACTGAGTTGTTGATTAGTCTTTATGCTCTGAACAAGCTTGAGATCCATCATGATCTCGATGGCAAGACAGAGTATTACATTCCACACCTAGCTGTCTGTGACATGCAGAGCTATTGTGATCAGTTCCCAAACGACCCACAATGCAAGTGCTATGATGTCTGACCTCACCCAATTCCAGATTGAATCTCTCAACGAACACGAATACTCCCTCTTCCTAGCTTATGGCGACACCTTCCGAGATCAACAAACAATTCCAGCTAGAGCAGGAAGCGATCTCGTGTGGGAAGGAGAGGCTACACGACTCATTGAAGAAGCTGGAAGAGAAAAGCTACGCATCGGCTAGCGTCTATGGCGCGTCGAGCATTGCTGCTGCTCTCCCTGCTGTAATCAAGAGCATCGAGGCTCAGTTCCACAAACTTCGTAAGGGCAATGCTGGGCAGTATTACAAGCCCATTGCTGAGCATCTCGACGACCTTGAGCCATTGGCTATTGCTACCATTGCTCTCAAGGTGACGTTCGATAATGTGTTTAGCATGAAGCGTAATGCTGACCTGCTTACCAATGTCCTCACGTCCATAGGCTCAGCGTTGGAGGCTGAGTGTAAGTTTAGGTGGTACAGAGTTACAGCTCCTGAGTTGTTCAAGTACATACAAGACAAGTACTTCCACGAGTCTTGTGGTACACATCAGAAGATGTCGATTGCCAACCTCATCTTCAATCGTCATGACATCCAATGGGATTCATGGTCTATCAAGACACGTGCTGCCCTCGGTGGCTGGTGCCTTGAGCGGATCATGGAGCAGACTGGATGGTTTGAGAAGAACCTTGAACAGCAGTCAGGACGCTCACGGGTCTGCCGTGTGGCTCCTACCCCCAAGTTCATGGAGATTAGGGAGCAGCTCATCGCCAATGCTGAGCTGTTTAGTGGTATCCCATGGCCTATGCTTGTTGAGCCTAATGACTGGAGCAATGAGCGCATGGGTGGTTACCTGACAAACGAGCTGATGCGTGGTCATCAACTGACTCGGCGCGGTAACCAGACATTAGAACACGGGGAAACACCGATCCAATTTCTGAACAAGCTTCAGAAGGTGAAGTACCGTGTGAATTATCATGTGTTGGAGGTGGCTCGCCACTTCAAAGAACGTGGCGTGAAGGTTGGGAAGTTCATCCCAATCAGTGAGGCATTCAAGCCTCCTCGTCCACCATCAGCAGATGAAGATCCTTCAGTCCATCAATCGTGGAAGCGTGAGATGGCTGAGGCATACAATGCTGATCGTCTTAACTTCAAGCGATCAGTAAGAACAAGAACTCAGTTGGAAGCAGCTGAGAAGTTCAAGGATGAGGAGTACTATCTCTGCTGGTCGTTTGACTATCGGGGCCGTGCTTACCCAATTCCTGCTTATCTCACACCACAAGATACAGACTTTGGTAAGAGTCTGATAAGGTTTGCTGATGAGTCATTTGTCAATGATGACGCAGAGCTGTGGCTAGCATTCCAAGTAGCAACAACCTATGGGTTGGACAAAGCTACTATGGATGAGCGTATAGCTTGGGTCAATGACAACCATGACTTGATCACAAAGATCGCTACCGATCCCATTGACAACCTTCCTGAATGGGAGGGTGTCGAAGAACCATGGCAATTCATGGCTGCATGTCATGAGTTTTACCACTGCTGTATTGAGTGTGATAAGCAATTCACTGGTCTAATGGTTGCTGTTGATGCAACCTGTTCTGGTCTTCAGATCCTTGCTGGTCTTGCCAAGGATGCATCCACTGCATCACTGGTTAATGTGTGTCCTGGTGATAAACCAAGCGATGCATACAAGGCAGTTGCTGAGGAAGCCAAGAAGTATCTCCCTCCTGAGATGCATGATTGGATGACGAGGAAAACGACCAAGCGCACCGTCATGACCATCCCTTACAATGCTACTAAGTCAAGCTCTCGTGTCTATATACGTGAGTCTTTGAAGGAGCAAGGGATTGAGCCAACACCTGAGCAAGTAACTCAGGTTGTTGATGCTGTCTATCAAAGCATGGATGCGATTGTTCCTGGTCCTATGCGTGTCATGCGCTGGATCAAGAAACATGTTGGTCAGTACATCAGAGATGGAGCTTCTGAAGTTGAGTGGTCTACACCCTCTGGGTTTGTGGTCAATCAACAGAGGAACAAGCGAGAGACTGAACGCCTTAACCTTCAGCTGCTAGGTGCTACTAAAGTTACCTTGTCAGTTGGAGAGGGTGAGCCTTGTCCTACAAGGCACAAGTCCAGCACTGCTCCGAATCTGATACATTCACTGGATGCGTCCATACTTCACGAAACATTTCAGAAGTTCAATGGACCATTCACAGTCATCCATGACTCAGTGCTTTGTCGAGCAACTGACATGGGAACACTCAATCAACTCGTGCGAGAAACCTACACGGACATCTTCACGAGAGACTGCTGGCTTACAAAGTTTGGTGAAGCTGTTAACGCAACAGAACCACCACCCATCGTAGGCACCCTTGACCCTGAGGTAGTCGAAGACTCCACTTACTTTTTCTGTTAACCGTGACCCACGTAACCAAAGAGCCTGTTGTCCTTGAAGGGTATCAGGCGATCCTCAAACCCACTGAGTATGGCTACACGTTGTCTGCTCTCCTGCCTAAGGAGTTGATCGACGCCCTCGAAGAGGAACGTGAGAGCTGCCTTGAGTGGGCGAAAAGCAAAGCAAAGAATCCCAAGCGGGTGACTATCAAGCCCGAGCCTTGGGAAGAAGTCAGCTCTGGTATGTACCAGTGCAAGTTCCGCTGGAAGGTGGATGACAAGAACACTCCTGTTGTTGTCGATACCGAAGGCACTGTCATTGCTGATGCAAACACTCCCATCTATAGTGGGAGCAAGGTGAAGCTTGCCTTCATCCAGAAGCCCTATGTTCTCCCTGCTGGTGACATTGGCACGTCTCTCAAGCTCAAGGCTGTCCAAGTCGTGAGCCTGAACAGTGGTGCTGGTGTTGTTGACAGCGGTGATCTGGATGCTGAAGGAGCTGCTGCTCTGTTTGGCACCACTCATGGCTTCAAAACCTCTGAACCTAACGTCACCGCTGACGAATCCTTTAACATCGACGAAGACTTCTAATGGCCCTGCTTGACACCAACACCACCTACAACGAAGAGCTTGGTCTCTTGGAGATGACGGCAACCCTGACCCTGCCTCCCATCACTGTCACTCGCTTCAAGAAAGACAAGAGTGACTTCCGCTATGACATCCAGCGTGCATTCACTGATGTCGTTGAACAGGTGATCGAAGGGGAAATCTGATGCGTAGCCGCCTGGAAGAACAGGTGGCTGAGTTGTTAGATAAGCTGAACATCGAGTACAGTTATGAACCCGAGAAGTTCAGCTATGTCATCGAGGCTAACTACACCCCCGACTTCAAGGTTGGGGATGTGTACCTTGAGACAAAGGGTTTCTTCAAGCCTGCTGATCGTCGTAAGATGTTAGCAGTCAAGAAGTGTAACCCTGATCTTGACATCCGCCTGGTCTTCCAAGCGCCGTACAATAAGATCAGTAAAAACTCCAAGACCACCTACGCCATGTGGGCCACAAAGAACGGCTTCATGTGGTGTCCTTACTACGAAATTCCTTCTGATTGGTTACATGAAACCAAAAAAGAAACCCCTTAATGGGAAAATCTTTCTGAGCAAGAAAAAGAAAAGCCGCCGCCCATACAAGGGTGCTAAGCCTTACCGGGGGCAGGGACGAGCATGACTTACATTCAACAACCTCATCCTGCTTTCGGTACTAAAGAAAGGATGAAGGCTTTGTTCGGTGATACTCTCGCTGAAGTACCTGAAAGCTATGATCCCCATGAAGTTGCCGATGCTTTCCTTGAAGAGCTAGACAGCTGGATCACCTACCACGCAGATTGCAAAGCTACCTATGAGTCTGTCAGAAGCGCCCTCCGAAAGCGAGTTTCAGAGACATGAGCCCTGTAATAGTTGTGGAAGTAGGGATGCTCTCGCTAGGTATACTGATGGGCATGGGTATTGCTTCTCATGTGGTGCTTACGAACCCGCAGAAGGCAGCGACCACCATCATCAAACAAAAAGTTCCCACTCTACCTATCGTCCCATGATCAAAGGCGAACCAGTTCGGTTAGCTAAACGTGGACTGTCTGAG